AACGCCGGTCTTAAAGTCGATATCTTGAACCAAGACATCAGTTAAGTCTGCTGAACGATATCCCCCCGTCATTGTCAACAAGAATTGTGCGGCAGCTTCCTTTTGTCCTGCCGCCTGCAACTCCATAACAACCTTTTTTGTGCGGGTAAAAAAGTCGTCTGGGTAGCCTTTTACCTTTTCTTGGGTGGATTCAATGGGAAAAAGTTCTAGGGCTTTTGCAGGACTCAATTCTTTCTTTAAAGTATTGCTGCCCCACGCCTTACCGTGACCTGCGTCTTGAAAGATTCCGGAAATAAATTTTGACGCTTCGTTCGCTTGATTTTTTCCAAAGTTAGCGTAAGCATCACCTGTCATCGCGTTTACAAAAGCTACAGGATCGTCAGCAAGTTCCCCGACAGTCATGTCGGCAATGCCAGCGGCTTCAAAGAAACGAAGTGCGCTGTTTATCTTGCCTTGGCCCGAACCCTTTTTATAATCGTCAGGAGATCGATTGGTAATTACATCTCGCAGAGTAGACGAGTTAAGGCTCTTCTGACGACTTGCGCCACCAGCGCGTAGACTTTCTTCAAATGCTTCGTTAAACTGTGCCATTAGTAACCAAAGGTTTCATCTTGTACTTGGAACACCTGACTCTTGATTGCACCAAGTTGCTTGTGGATTGATGTGTACCCGCTCATGCGTGTCATCAGCATGTACCGCAGAGCATCGTAGGCATGATCTTCAGACTTCGTATCTACGTCTTCGCTGTTGGACTTGGAAAGCGGTATGCCAGCAAGTTGCTTAATTATATTCTGGCAAGTCGAGAAAATGCGTATGCGAGGTTCTTCTGTGTAGGGATCATCGGCAAGACGACGATGTATTTCCATCTTGCCCTGTACGCGATTACGATCAGATGGTGTCCACCTGACTCCTTGTCTCATCATAGTTTCAGCAATAGAAGGGCCGAATCCTGTCTTGTTCCAACAGGAAGAATCCAGAACCGTGTAGTGCGGTAATGGGTCTAGCTGCTCTGCTTCCATTATTTTATCAGCTAATTGTTCTGCTGTCAAGTGTTTAGCATATAGTTCGCGATAAACCCAGATATTATTATCCCAGTCAATAGCCCCCCACAGAACGCACGAAGGACTCGCATACCCGTAGTCCGCCGCTCGTATACGGGGCCAGTTGGTTGGAAGATCATAAGGTTCGACAACATGACGCACTCTTGAAAATTCGGGGAAGGCCGCTCCCTCCGCCACATCCCAATCCCCTTCAAGAAGTCTCTTCCGCTCGACTTCTGGGAGCGATCTGAGCATAGCCTCGTACTGGCCGTCTGCCATCAGATAGGGGTTGTCGGTGAGCCGTGCTGGGACAAACTTACGGTAGAACAACGGCTCCCCTGCCTTCTCGTGACCAGCGGGCCACACAAAGGGATGTTTAGTCTCTATGTCAAACGCAACAAAAGGCTTGTTTGATTCCAAGCCATCGATGTAGGTCTTCTTGACCCACCAACCACCCACTCCTCCGGGGTTGGCTGTGCAGCGCATGTACAAGTGTTGCTGGAGTTCAGGATCAGTAGCACGAAGGCGAGAACGCAAGTAATCCCAGACATAAGGTGTGGGATACTGCGTAATCTCATCAATACCAATCCAGTTGAATGCTTGGCCCTGAAAGCGGGTTACATCTTTATCTCTGTCGAGATAGGTGAACCAGATCGTTGCACCGGACGGGAACACCCATGTTGTTTTAGATTCACGAAACTTTGCACCGGGAAAGGCTTTAGGGTATAGTTGACGGGACTTGTCAATCAGTTCGGTCAGTTCGTCGAGAGTACGCCTAAGAAGAAGCCCACGGTGATTAGGGTTATGACAGAAGCGCAAAGGATCGGCCAAGAGAGCGAAAGATTTACCTCCCCCGGCAGCGCCACCGTAGAGAACATCTCTTTCACTCGCGCTAAGAAAGTCCATCTGGGGGCCGTCATTCGGTTGAAAAACAACTTCACTTTCTCCGACAAGATCGCTGACTGCGCTTGGTAGACCATCCAAATCCCCAAGATCGATTGTGGCGGACTCATCGCCAACCAGAGCCTTTTCAACTTTTGTAGTGGTTTTTTCAAGCTTTCGCGCATACCGTCGTTTGTCCTCTGCGGCCTTTGTTGTTTTGTCTGCACGTCTTTTGGCAGCGTTAACACGTTTCGTCGCTGCGCGTCTCGCACGTTCCCGCGTAGAAAGGTTATATGATGCCTTTGGCGCATTCGGGTCTTTTTTAGGTCTACCGCGCTTTTTCGGCGCTTGATCCTGCTTGTCTTCCACGGTGCTTCCTTGCATCATTTATTGTGTCGCTGACGAAGTTAGAAAACTCTGTGCCTGTCATGCCATCTGGGACGCGCATAGCATCTCCACGACGAATGGCCTCATCCTCTGCTTCTTTACGAGTGAAACGCTTCAAACCGTCCTTGCCCATACGCAGAGTAGGTGCGATATACAGCACACCATCTATCTCAAAGTCGATAGTGCGTACTGTTTCGTTCCCATCCGTAATCGGAGTGTTGGGATTCATAGCCCGCTTGAGCCACGAAGGCTGGTTATCCATTCTTTTCTGCGCTTCCTTGCGCCATGCGTCCCTTGCAACTACCACCGTGCGCCTTATAGAAAGAGCCGTAGCCCAGCTTAGTCATGGTCTCACGCATAAACTTCATACCTTCGACTTCATCCATGCCACGCTTAGACGCTTCACGCTGCACTTTATTACGTGCTTCATCAAAGGGAATAAGATTACCTTCAGAGTCGAGAACACCATACTCCTTGCGGAGTTTCATATTCCCTGTGATACGCTCTCCAGTAGCCTGTAGTTGCGTTTTAGCCATCGATTACAACCTCATTCTTTGGTGGCAGCAGGACAACACCGTGTACAGCCGTTACGTTGTGGTTCATTGTCTCCTGTTTCGCAACTCCTACGCGGTTAAGCAACGATTCTGCGGCCCGTAGCCTTAGTTCGTCGCCTCGTTCGGGGGCGGGATTGTCGATTGTGGAGACTACACGGTTCGCAGCCTTTATGGCATTTACCGAAAGTATAGTTTTTGTGCGATCAATGATCTCATCTGCCAGTGTTTGCTTGAGCCACTGGGCAGAACCTCGCGAATAACCTGCATCTACTGCTGCAGCGGTTACATTTCCGCCGTTTTCAAACAGTAATTCAAGAAATTGGTCCTGCTGCGGGGTCAATTCCCGCTCTTTTTTCTGTTGTGGGAGCAGATTCATTGTTTTGCAACTTAATGGGAAGGAGTGGGCGTTCCATCTAGCCTTATTCACCGTGGTTATATGAAACATTTCACAGATGTGTGGGAATATACCGTACGTGAAACAGCCCACGGTATCATATTAGGGTCGATAGCCCTGATTGTCAATAAAAAAATTATTTCGCAGGGGTGTTTTGTGGATTTTGCTTGACAAAACGGGTACCCGTATGTAGACTGGGTCTAAGACCCGCCGGGATATATACCATATCCGTACATAGGGGGTCATGCTGACAGTCCCGCCGGGACAGTACAGCGGGTAATGCCCACATATCCATATGGATAACCCTAAATCCACAAATCCATGTCGAGATTGCATACAGGTACTGGTACCCCCCCGGTGGCCCTAGCAACCGGTAGTGCCGAAAACTCTCGGCAAGGGTGGAATCCCCCAGCAATATTTGTTGAGGCCGGGAACCGCCGGAAAACCCCGCCGTGTAGAGGTGCGGGCGCGTGTGTTTTCTCAAACTCTGACTAACATTTTCCATATTGATAACCCGCCGGTCTGCCTTTCGGTGTGAAATAGCGCAGCATATCCCGAACAACCTGTCCGCCGATTTATCCCGCCAGATCAAACCGCAAGGCCATATTGTGGGTGATGTCCACAAAAAAACCCCCAGCACTAGGCCGGGGGCAAGTTGAGGGAGGAAAGCGCGGTATTAACCCCCCGCGCAGGGTAACGGTTAATCTTCTTTCGTTACGGTGAATTCGCCACTTGCGATAGAACGCGGCGAGTTGCTGCCAATGTAGCTAGTGAAGCCCATTGAATCCATAAAGGCTTCAAGCCC